GTTGCATAATCGGTACCCTCATCGCCTTTGTTGTAGGAGTAAACCCTCCACTCTCCTAGAGGACCAAAACTTAAATCTTTTATAGCGTAAAAACAGAAACCGTTAGCGTCGGTTCTTCCGCTTGCTTTTATCTCTAACGTATAACCTTCTCCATTTACAGAAGGGGGAAGAGTTACCGGTACACTGAATTGAAGCCATGTATTTTTAGTATCGAAAGTAAACTTTTTAGATATCCCACCATCTTGAAACTCATCACATACTCCAGTGATTGGGTCTGGGTAAAACGCGTAAGAGTTTCCTTGAGTATCTTTTAAAGTAGCTTCAATGTATCCGCAGTTTGCGGCTGCAGCTTCTCCTGACACCATGCCGTTAAAGTAGAGCATATAAGTGGCGTTATTATCTTCTTGTCCCCGTACACCTTTACCTAAATTATTAGGTGCAGTGTCACTCTCATTCATAAAAGCAAACAGGTTGCGGTCAGTGTAAGGAGGGAGGAATATTTGGGATATCGATGCAGCTCCGCTCGATGCTAAATCGGCGGAAGAGGCGTGTAGCAGAACTCCATTGTAAACGGAAGAAAAAACTTTATTTTGTTGAAGTCCCTCTGTTAGCGGTTGTACATAACCTAAGCCAGAAGCGCTTTCCTTAAAGGTAGGGTTATCGGAAAACTTAGCTAACGGATTTACTTGNCTCCATCCTATTATTCCTACCAAGCCTCGTTCACGAGCCTTAACTGCATTATTTACTTCCGAGTATGGGGAAACCAAATCATAAGTATGATTGAAGTCGCTGTTTAGTAGACGACTCTGGTGCTTCAAGAAATTAGGGTTTTCTAGTATGTAACTACTGTCACTCAANAATTCTAATTTTATAATATCAATATAAGGATTTACATAATTAGTTTCCCAAGGAGCAAACGTCCAATCCTTATACTCTAAAGCAGGGAAACTGTACTCAATAAAGTACTGTCCGTTCTGATTGAAGTCCTCCATTCGAGCATGCCCTTCAAGTTTAAAACGAAAGCTGTCGACTCCGTAATTGTCCGGAAGTTTAATCTGTTTTCTAGTTGTCTTTTCTGCGTCGCCAAATAGAACAAACCGGTCTTGAGTAAAATCGTAGTACTCATAAATCTGACCTAAGCGTCCTCTGGCTATACGTACGTCGAAGGTGGCTTCATACGCCTTACCGTGGGTAAGGACATGGTAAACTTCTCCTAAACTCATGTCTACTTGCTGAGAAATTATCGTATGTACTTGTCCTTGCCTGACCTCAAATCGTGTAACCTCCTTTGTGCCTTCTGCAAAAGGGGTAGTTATTCTGGAGATAGGGTCTTTGTCGGGGTTCGGGGGGTCGTCTTGTCGGAAATCCCACTCTGAGAAGTCCTCTAACGTGCTATCCTTAATTAAGTTAGCTTTATGGGATTGCTTAGACATCCACTGGTTATTCCCTATAGAGGAGTAGCAGTCGAGCATTTCAAAATTATTATTTTTATTTGGGGTGAGGTATTGATACCTTACTCCCGATTGCTCCATAGAACTAAACCAGAAACGAGAGTTTCTTGCATTGTAGTAATACTCAGCACTTCCTAAGCTCATCGCCTGTATTTGATAACTAGAGACTGAGCTTGTTCCTACCTCCATTGCACTTCCGCCAAAGGGGTTCGGCATATAGGTCATTATGTCAGCTATAGATTTTCTTACACCATCAGTAACCATGTTACTACCTTTAAACAAGGTGGTATTTTTATCGCCGCAGCTTTGAATTATTTCTATGTTGCCTTTAATCATTATTAATGTTGTTGGTCTCTGAATCCGTAGACTCCGTCCGTTGCAGAGTGACTGCCTCCCCAGTATTCCAAGTACTCGCTTCTTGAACCCCCCGAAGTATGATAAGTACCAGAAGAATCTCTAGCGTCTCTTGAGGATTTATTGTTTCCTAATCTATCGAAGAATTGAAATGCTCCCCAAAACTCTGGTTTCTGTAAATCATCCGCATATTTATTATAGAGCTCATTTACTAAACTAATACTTTTTATTGTCACTCCATTATATTCTCCGGTACGCATAGGTTTTGCTACCTCTAAATAGTAAACAGATTGGTCGTCGTGTACCGGACCTGCGGAGGCGAAGTATCCGTCGAGAGGTCCTTGCACAGATAAGGAGCGATAAGATAACGGGGTTCTATGGTTATGAGTGTTGAAACCGAATTGGAAGGTCTCATCTTCTTCTGTTTGGAATCCACTCGCATCAAGACGTACTGCAGTTAAAGGGACCTGTAACCATTCTTCCTGAGGTGTCATATCTTTTGCTTCTGCCCATCTGCGATTATTCCAATTGAAAGCCCACGAACGACATAAGAAGTCTTCGTAACCGTTTCCAAGGAAAGGTTTTTGCTCTACAACAATCCGAATAAATACTTTTTCGTCTACCGGGGTTTCGGCGGCTAACTGCGCTACCTGCGCACGTAAGTTTAGTAGGTAGTTGGAGTTAGGTAATAATTTATTTCCCACCATCCCATTGCTTGTAGGTGTTAGACTGGCAGGGGACATCTCTTTGAATTGTACGTCACGGATTCCAAAAGTAACTTTAGCAGCTTGGGCAATCCCGGGCTGTGCTTGCATAGGTGTTATCCAAAGTTGGTGGTTGTCCGATTTCTGGAATGTCGACGAAACAGTGACAGTTCCGCTATAAGTTTTCCAATCTTTTCCTGAATCTTCGGTACTGCTGAACAATGGGTTTACTTGGTTTCCGGACAAATCAGTTGTTGTGTTTATCCAAGTTCCTCCCGTTCCATCAGCCAAAATTTGTTTCCATTGACCTCCGCTCCCACGGTTAATTACGCTATATGTAAGTAAAGGGATTCCCAAGCTATTTGAGGAGGCATCTAAAGTAATAGAGTATGTTCTACCTGGTTCCAAATACCGCAGGTTAGCAGGAGTATACCTGCTCCCAGTATCAACCCGTGTTGCTAGGGACGGGTTATTAATAAACCCAAGAATACTGCTTGTAGATAGTTTACCTCCTCCGCTACAACTAAGTTTAACAAAATTAAGGGCGCTCGCATTAGTTTCAATTAAAGTAGCGGAGGCGTTTAAATCAATGCTAGTGTTAGCAGTTAGTTGTGCAGAAATACCAGAGGCTCTATATTGGTCGATTAAACCCCAAGCTGCTATAGAAGAGGTACTTCTGTTGAGGGCGGCGTCATCCCTAGGAGGAAACTTAAACCGTCCGTTATAAGAGTAATTCATATTGCCATCCAACGGGTAACGAACCCTAACGGTTTCGCGTGGGTTGGTCGTTGTATGCCTCTGGATGAACGTTATTCCCGAAGGTCCTAGTTTGTCTGCATTATAACTTGTACTGGTTTTAGAATTGTAGACAGCTAACGAGTTTACGTTAGGCGCCACAGTATCAATTCCCGATAAAAGTACTCCGTTTGAAAAATACTCTGTGTTCGGAGCTTCAAAAAGGTCTAGAGAATGTCTATAGGTATTGTACGCATTAGCTTGTAAAATACCGGTCTCCAATATTCGGCTATTTCCGTTAGCTGTAATGAAAATAGGGTCCTCGGTAACTGCTGGTGTTGTAGCTAACGCGCTCCAAGAAGGGTATCCTGCAGATATTGTAGTGCCGTCGATGGACGGGAATGCTGTTTTCCCTACATTAGCTATAACACTACCCGGTATGTTAAAAGAGTTATTAAAGAGTATAGGACCAAATATATGAGAGATTAAATTAAACCCTCCTGCATATTTATCTCCTACCTGCTGAGTTCCTACAGCCACGACATTTCGTAATTGACCTCTGAAAATATCGTTTAATGCGTTATGCAATAACATCATCCCGTTACCCCATTTAAAGTTAATATAACTTTCTTCGGTCTGGAGCTGCCACCTATTATCTTCCGCACCACGTCGTGCGAATATATCTGCTAAGGTGTGGAGTATTTGGGAGCCGAAGGTTGCCCTTAAGGTATTCCACCCAGAAACATTTAGCTCCTCGTCTGGAATAGCTCGTGCTGGGAAGTACCCTTTAATAGTATTCCCCCCGTACCCTGGGAATGATGGGATGTCTCCACTTGAATCGTAGTAAGAGTAAACGGAAGATAAGCTCCCGCTGGCAGTTACAAAATTTTGAGAAGAAAAATTAAATCCTTTCGGCAGGAAACCAGACGCATACAAACTTCTTCCAGTATCCGTACCGCTAAAGGTAAACAAATCAGTGTTAATAGGCTGGTTTAAACCTCGTCTTGTGTAAGCCCACCCAGTAAATTTGTATTGATTGCTTCTACGTCGTCCAGCGCTTCGAGGGGCGTTACCAACTTTTTTATATCCAATCGGAAGATTATTCTCCTTACCATCACCACCACCGCTCCAAAAATATGGGGAGGTGTACAGTGTTGCAGACGGAACCCATCTACCATGTTGGGGGTTTGTTATATTAGGGAATATTCCGGAGAAGACTCCGGTACCTATGGTTCCTGGGAACGAAGAGGTGACGAAACTGCTGTTCCATTGGTCCGCATCGGTTTGCAGGGTTTGGATAATCTCTATCTCCGAGTTATCTGCAATACCTGACCACATGGGGTATATGTCGTCCATTTCAAACCCGGCATATATTTTGTTTAATACGTGGAAAGGGCTGAACTGACGGAAGACATCTATAATCGAGGGTAGTGCTTGATTACCTAATTTGGTCTCTGCTAAATTGTGAAAATCATCTACGTTCCAGTCGATAGATGAAGCTAGGAATTTACTGTTGACGGTGGAAGATTTTGAGTTCCACAAATCAAACAAGGACATGTTTTCTAGCTCTCCTTTCCTAATAATTCTTTGATAGTTGTATGGTAGCTCGAGCCCGGACGTCATAAACTTAAACGTTAGGTTTGCGCCCATGGCAGCCATATTAAACATATTACCTTCTTTTAATTCCGTGGCATTTGTTATATATTGAGAGAGGCTTTCTGCAGCACTAGACGATACATTAAGACCCAAGTTTTGTACAGGGCGAATCATCAATGCGGACAGGTCACGTAGTACAGGTGCATCTATTAAAGTATTTTGATAGAAACGATGTTCCTCGAAAGGAGGGACTGGTATTTTTCTCCCACGATGGAAGAAGCCAGGGAATTTTACACCAGCACTTACTTGGGTATTAATAATATCCGAATCTTTAAAACTCTTAGAATGGAATCTAATAAAATCATGCTTCTCATTTAAATATTGAAGTATGTAATCTGTAAGGAATCTAGCGTTATTATCAGGGTCATTCGTATCGGAATTTACCATCTGCATATTAATGCCTGAGGCTACTAGGGACCTATTCCATGCCCTAAGTAGCTTACTGTATGATTCAGGATTACTTCCAAAATCAGTTTCGGTTTTAATAACATAATAAATTAGGTTAGGTACGTAAGACTCGTAAAGCTCCTGGATACCGGAGGTTGCGTTGTTAGCATCCCAGAGACCCGAAGGAATTACCATTTGAACAGCTTGCGTTAAAGCCTGTCGTGTTCCTTTTGCTTTGTACAGATATATCGCTTGTTTAAGTTGCTCTCTCCATTTAGCCGGGTCTTCGGAAAAGAATGTCCATCCCAAGTAACGTCCCAGGTATTGTAAAAATTCTTCAGGGCACTCCTCAATATCCAACAAGAACTGTACGTCACGAATAGTATCTTTAACATCATAAAATCCATAGGCTAACGCCTTCAACATCTTACCCATAGGACCAGCGTTCTCCATTCTTCTTACGTCCAGACCAAGTAGAGATGCGTTTACAATATCTTTAAAATATAAGGAGTTAGGGTCGTCTTCATTTACCCAAACATTAACCATTGTGTCTAAAGCACTTACTAATTGTCCGCCTGATGCGTAGTAATTGTTGGAGTAGGTGGACGAGAGCGCGTTAAAAGGGGGACCTAAATAATTCTGTCTTATTTGGGTCCATTCGGAACCTCCACCCAAACAGTTTCGAATAAGCCATTTCATTATGGTCGAAACGCCAGTTGCCTCGGTTAGATGTTTTCCTAAGTAGAGCTCGTTTGTTATACTGCTTAAAAGTAAAGAGCTTGGTGCAAGGGAGTTACTGTCTACTACCTTACCGCTAGTGTTTAGCATGTAAGTCCACCCTAAATTCTCTAGTAGTGCGTTTTGTACTGATGAGACTGATGAGACGGATTCGTCTACTGTCGCGCTATACCCAGACACAAATCTTTCGGTTACATAGTTTAATTGGGTGTGTGGTAACGCAGACGTAATTATAAAAGAACTAAAATCATTTACATTCGTAAAGTCTCTAAAAGACTTTCCTAGCGGATTCATTACATGACGTTCGTAATCATACGGAGAAACTCTACTTATCTTATTAAAAGGAACGAAGTAGGGTACAAAGCGTACGCTGGAGTAAGACGCGCCTGCGGACCCACCAAACTGGACAGACGACACGGGTATGTCGATAAGAGACGACATATTTTTCGCAGTATACAGGAGTTTAGCTAGTACATTGTACTGTAAATCCTCTTCTTCTCCGAAAAGTTTATATTCAGTCTCGTCATAAAATTCAGGAATTATGCGCTTAATTACTTCTATGTAATTCGCTTTAAAATGCTGTTGCTCTGGTCCACTGTCTGATGCCATTAAACTAATTCTACGCTAAACTCAAAGTTATTGAGTTGGATAATTTCATTGAAATTTAAATATATATCGGAATCGATATTGTTAACCTTAAAGAATCTTACTTCAGGTACTTGTAACATAAAGTTATTGAGGTCTGCTAAAGAAAGTACTTGACCAAACTCCATGTTATCTACATTAAAGTATCTTAACAACTCATTTGCAGCCTTTTGTTTTATGTTATCTGCATTTCGTCTGTTGCTTGTATCAATATACAGAGAGGCAACTAAATCTAATGTTCTAATCACTCCATCAGACACCACAATATCATCGGTAAGCATTTTATAGTTCTGGAAATAATCTAGAAGTTCCTTTTTATAAGCTACAGATGCGCGTTCGAGTTGTGTTTCTGAGGCTTTGGCTAAGACGAAAAGGTCGATAACGTTTGCGGCAGCGCCGTTTTTACGCACAGAAGCCATTGCTTTGGCGGTCTTTCCAGCCACTCCTACGAAGGAGTTTGCTAAGGCGTTGTAATCTTCTCCCGTAACAGCACGATACTGTGTTCTGAAGAAGTATGGTGCGTATCGCTTTGCGTGGGCTACTGTTTCAGCAGCTGTACCACCCGAACCTTTTGTAGTGTTTTCGATGGTAGCGTCAAGGGTATCAGAACCATTTATTATAGAAACCGGAGCATTTATGGTACCTCGGGCAATATCGCCATTAACACCACCACCTGTACGGTACGTAACTATGTAATTAGCCCCCGGAGATGGCAGCCTTCCTCTTACCCCATCACCAAAGAACAGAGTTGCTGTCATATCCTGGTTATACTTTTTCTCAAACACAGGGGTGTTTCCACCGGACGCCACATAAAGATTAGAAATTTCGTTGTAATATGTACCCCCACTTTCGGTGGATGATACCCCGATACTACCTTCAATGACGGGACCGTTAGTTATCTTAATGGTTTGGCGATTGGCGTCTTGACCAAAAGCTCCTGTTTGGGATTGAGTGACTCCCTCCAGTAACATAAGGTTTGGTGCGTACGCATCGCTAGTCGCATCCCCTACGAAGTCTGTTTTAAGAATATCCACATCTTTACTAAAAACATCTAAAGTGCCGTCGAGTTGTTGACGCATAATCGAGTAGGTAAGAGGAGTGCCAGTTCTTTGGTTAACAATTTGGATTTGTCTATTGCTTTCTGTTATGGTGACTCCAGCGGGGTTGATGTTTGGGTATGAAATAGGTAAGGTTAATTTACCTGTCGCTTTAGATGCAGTAGGTCCTTTCATGGCTACCCCAATCAACTCAAGAAGTCGACCAAGATTACCTCTATCTTTAACCGTGTCAATATACATTTCATTAGCTGTCATGTCCGCACGTAAGGTTAGTGTGGTTCCCATATAAGCAAACATTTCCAACAGCATCTGTCCTAGGTCGGAGGCTGCGAAGTTATTGTAGTCCAGTGGGTATACAGCCCTAAGGTAGTTCTGCAGTGCTGCGCGGTAATCGTTAAAGCCGTTAAGATTGTAATCAATCAAATCAGGCTTACGGTCATCAGGAATCTGCCCTAATTTTAAGAAATCAGATTCTATTGTCCCATCAAACCCGGACGTATTGTAAAGTCCTTGGAAAAATTTAGAGTAGTCTTGTGCCATGTTATACTGTTAAAGCCACGGATGTTGTGGTAAGTAAGTCATTCTTCGTTGAGAGAACCAAACTTACAGTTAGGGAATTTCTACTCTCATCAGGAATAATATTAAGTTGCTGTACGACAACACGAGGTTCGTACGTAGCGATAGTTTGAGTTATTTGACCTCTCAACGTTTGAATTGTTGTAGTATCCATAGGTTCAAAAACTGATTTTCTAAGGTCAGTACCGTAATCAGGTCTCATTACCCGTGCACCTCGAGAGGTCATAATTAATTGAATAACGCCGTCTCGTAAAGCTCCTAAGTTTTCACTTTGGGTAAGTACACCTCCAATACCATCAAGCATCATAGGGAATGCTAACCCTAAAATGTCTGTTCTGTTTTCGGTTTTTTGATATTGTAGATTGAAATTTACCATGGTATTATGGGGTTAGGATATTTTTAAAGAATCCTTTTTGTGAATCAAAATTAACTTTTGCCTCAATAGTAGTTAGGGGCTTTCCGTAAATCTTAAAACTACCGAGATAGCCGTCTAAACCACTTCTCGGAATAACTCTAGTGGTAGGTCCACTGGAGCCTTTACTGTTAGATAAAGGTGGGTTGTGCTGACCCTTTATGTAAGTCTTACCGGCAATAGTAGTGGTTGCTACGGCGGCGCCGGGCTGAGTGAGTTGATATATGTTATTTGTGTTGGAGCCTAGGAATCCCATTGGTCGGTACTCGGTACCCTCTATACTTGGGATATTGTCAGTGTAACCACCTCCAATAATCCAAGGGGTAAATACAGGGAACGGGACTCTTTCCGGAGTTAAAGGTTCGTCATAAATATTAACACCTAAAAAACTTTCCTTGGTTGGCGCGGTTCCACGTGTAGGGTCTGGAGGTAGAGGTGGGGCTTTACCTATTTGTGCAGCAGTTGGTATAACTGCTGTTGAAGGATTTGCGCCCAAGACATCTTCCACGGAGGAGGTGGTTAAGAGTTCTCCGTCTAAACACACCCTTACTTGGTTGGCGCCATAATCAAATGCCACGTTAAAGTGAAGGTAAGCACTGCTTACATCTGCGATACCTGAGCCGCTTTGGTTTAAAGTGGCACTTGGAATAAACATTCCAATTGCAGATACTTGAGAAGGTGTCGGTGCATTTACGTCTCCCCATTTCTCTGCTAAACAAACACTATGTCCCCAGCTAGTAACTGGGTTGCGCGTGTAAGATTGATTTTGCCCTACTGTAGGAGCAATAAAGAATTCCAGTCCACTAGTAGTATAACTGTTTTCGTGTTGAGGGCTTCCCTTATCTCTCCAACCCATCATCATACCTACAGTTTTGCTTCCGTCGGTACCTCTGTTTTGTGGGTCGTTTGGATTAGCTACCGCAAATCGTCCAGGGGTCGGACCACTATTTTCATTAGCTAACACTAGACGGTATCGATGTTCGTCCGTCATATCTCTATGGACCCGAGGTACATATGCCCAAAAATCAAAAGTTACTCCATCCATACTGTAAAATAAATTATCTAACACACGGGTTCCTTTGTTAGGTTGGTTATACAGTTCATAATTTTTAGTGATATTTGGTAGTCTCGCATAGGACCCTTTGATGTCAGCCCATACAGCCGACTCGGATAAATGCATATCGTAAATAGTTCCACCGAGATAAGCAGTACCTACTCCAGAAGGGAACATACGGTTAGCATTAGTACCAACTAATTTAGCGTCCAATCTCGTAGAGCCTTCTGCAGCATTGTTTAATGCGTATAAGGTTCCTGACGGTTGTGTTATGGCATCCGGGTCTAGGAAGTTGTAGCAGGCTACTAATTCATCGTCCACGATATCGTCCGTTAGGGATTTGTAAAGAGGTTCAGATGAACTTAGGCTTCGAGACCCTTTTCTTTTAACCCAATCACCTAATCCTATTGGGTCAACCGATAAATTTTCGCTATATGTTTCCGGAGTGTTAGGAGCTATTACATATCGAGCTTGGAAAGGAGCTACAACCGTATCTAAATCCTCGGAGAAAAGTGTTAGTTTTGTCTGAGTATCTAAACTGATGTCGGACTCTTTTAGATAAGAAAAATCGTTAATAGGAATTCTTGGTATTTCTTTCCACTCTCCTACTGCTGCCATCACTGTGTTTTGGTTAGGAACGGTAGTAATTTTATTTGTTTTTTTATTCCAGGCTACCGTCGTGGGACCGTCATCTGTTTGTACTGATAGAAAGGTAATGGTTTTTAATTCCGTGTTTAAATCCTTGTAACGCAAATTATACTCAAAAGCTTTTCCAGTTGGTATCTGGTATTGAAAAAAGAGACCTTCCCCTAGTGGGTGGTCCCGGTTCGTAAGAAAGAATGTGTCTCTACCGTATACAGCCGCTAAATCTAACTGCTTCTTTCTTTTCTTTATCTTATAGTCGTAAGTAGCAGCTACCCCAGCAAGTTGCGCGGTGTAAGATTGTACCAATGCGTCATCATCAGAATAATTATTAGCAATTAACTCTGTAACGTACCCAGATACCTCAGTTATTTGAGAAATCTTGTCGTCTTGAAACTGTTGCAGTACATCGTCATATAAGTGGTATGCTTCCGCTACAGGGTTTCCTTTTCCTATGTCTGTATCGATATGAAAAACAGTTCCAAAGTTTCCATAAGTATCCTCCTCGGTAAAAGTTAATCCTCGACCTCCTACGTTTGAATCGTAATCTAAATCCCAAGTCTTATCAGTTCCTTCTTTGGGGTTGATTACCGGAACATCTTGAGTTCGGGAGTTGTAATACAGACCGTCTTTTGATAATATAAATTTATTGGAGGCTGAGATGGGGGGACCGAACTCTAAATCAAATACTGGTACGGGCTCTCCGGTTCCAGAAAGCTGTAATTGTATGGCGGCTTGCCTTGCGTCTAATTCAGTAAGAGGAATTATTACCTGGGATTGTACAAGTTGTTTATATGTTAAAGCAGCCTTCTCTACCTCCGCTTGAACTTCTGGAGGAAGTTCTTCGGTTTGAAGAGCCTTGAAGTTAACTTCTGGTTCGGGCTCAATGCCTGCCGCACGGTTCTCAAGTCTTTGGTTGACAACGGCTTGGTTTTTCTCAATCAGCGCCATCAATATATTGAACCCCGCTATAAGACCTCGGTATGCCATTAAAAGACCCATAACATTTCCTGCATATTTGTTAACTAAGCCTACCGCATCTCCTGCTAGTTCGGAGGCGTCATTATACAGACCTTCTAGAGTTCCTTCGTCAGGAGGGTTAGGGACGCTTCCAGGGACGAAAGGTGTATACCCCGCATCTGCTACGGTTTTCGCGGCATCCGCGTCGGCAGCTACTGTATTAGGGTTTCCTGTGTTTCCTGAGTTCCCGTCGACTTTAGCTAAGCCATTAGCCCCGGTTTGTACCGTAGACTTACCCTCTAAAGCGTCCGCTTTGTTTTGTGTCGACGCAATTTTATTACCCAACGTCGCAGCCTGTTGAACCAACAGGTTTCCGACTGCGATGAGGGATGCGGTACTCATCAACATTGCACTTGCTTTTTTTAGTTCTATCATTTTCTTGTATTATTTAGGTAGGCTACGGGAGGTAGAGTGGTTCGCTGGAACCGGTTGAAGTTATAGGCTTACTTGTGATTTCTTGGGTAGTTAGACCACCGGTCGTTGATAAAACCGTTCCTGTGCTGGCTACGGTCGTGGCTGGTAGCCCAGTTTTCATGGCTGGTCCATCTATGGAAGCCGTTCCTATGCCTGTGGTAGTAACGGCTATTGTGTTTAATGTAGAATCAGGTATATTGACAGTAACG